AACCCAATGGCTACATCAGCCATAATTCATGACTTCCGAGATGTACTAGATAATTTAAAGACCGCTCCTGCCATCACAGAGGCTGTTGCAGATGACATCATTCAATCATTATGGCGGCAAGAAATAGGCCGGGATGTAGCTTCTCTGGGCATTAATATGGCTGAAGGTGATAGCGCAGCTATGACCAAGCTAAAGCGTCTGATTGAGAATGTGGCTGAAAGCTACATGCCTGATGACTTTGGTGAGGACTGTGATGCCGACATCGATGAGTTGATGGCCTTTAGCAGCAATGAAAACAAATGGCAGTTCAACATCCCTACACTCAGCAGAGAACTGTATGGCGTTGGGCCGGGTAACTTCGGAGCAATATTTGCCAGAACTGAGGCTGGTAAGACATGCTTTTCTATTTCAATCTGTGCGGGTCCGGGGGGCTTTGCCTCGCAAGGTGCCAAAGTTTTCTACCTCTGTAATGAGGAAGACGTGCAGATTACTAAGCTACGGGGAATGCAAGCCTGGTCGGGTGTAACTGCGAAGGACTGCATAACTCGGTCTGCTGAAGTACGGGGTAAATTTAAAGAAATTGATTCCAACATGCGCTTTCGGGAGATCAATGGATGGGATGTAGATAAGCTTGATTCGTTCCTAACTAAATATCCTGCTGATGTCGTAATTTTAGACCAGATCGATAAGCTGGAAATATCTGGCACCTATGACGGTCTGCATCGCAAACTGGGTGCGCTGTATCAATCAGTGCGTGAATTAGCCAAACGTCATCGCTGCGCCATACTCTGCGTTACACAAGCCAGTATTGAAGCTGAACATCGCACCAGAGTTGAAGCCAGCATGATGGCTGACAGCAAGACCAGCAAGCAAGCTGAACTGGATCTGATTATCGGTATTGGCATGTCAGCGCCCAGTAATAATGGGCCTGATCCCAGACGGTTCCTAAACCTGTCTAAAAACAAACTCTCCCCCTTCCATGGCATGATCAACTGCACGATTGAGCCGTTAATCAGCAGGTATAATGTATAATGGGAAAACGCTCTGATTTCGCAAGAAAGCCACGGGACTTCTATCGCACACCGGTTGAAGCCGTTGCCCCGTTAATCCCATACATTGCAGATGTACAAACCTTCTGTGAGCCTTGTGCTGGTGATGGGGCGTTAATTCGCTCTGTCTCTGCCATAGGTCTGCAGTGTGTCAGCGCATATGACATTGAACCCAATGGTGTTGGGATAGACATGCATGATGCCCTGTTGCTTGGAGAGCATCATTTAAAAGGTGCTGATACCATCATAACAAATCCACCATGGGACCGTTCTATACTGCATCCGCTTATCGTGCAGTTATCTGACCTCAGACCCACATGGCTGCTGTTTGATGCTGATTGGATGCATACCAAGCAATCAACTCAATTCCTGCCACGACTACGCAAGATCGTCAGTATTGGCAGAGTGAAGTGGTTTGATAAAACGGCAGGGAAAGACAACTCCTGTTGGTATTTGTTTGATAAGCAATCTGATCCAAACGCCACCCGTTTTTACGGGAGAATGTAATGAAAATATTAGTGCTAGACTTAGAAACCACAGTCCAACGGATTGGGGGCAAGACTGATAATTCACCATTCAATCCCGCCAATCGCTGCGTATCAGCCCATTATGGTTGGCTGGAGAATGGCGTTATAACAGATGTATATACACTTGTATTTCATCACGTAGAAAAGGCTGTACCTGACAGCCCTGATCATCTCATAGAAACCCTAAAACAAGCTGACATGCTTGTGGCTCACAATGCCAAATTCGACATCTTGTGGCTGACATCGATGAGGATGCCCATCCCGCCGATTGTTAGATGCACGATGATCAATGAATACATCTTGGCGAAGGGCCAACGCACTCAACTGTCTTTGAAAGCTATTGCTGAAAGGAGAGCGGGATGAGTTTAGATATTGTCCAAAAGAAATCTGATTTAGTTGATGACCTGTTTAAGAGCGGCGTTGGTTTTGAGGCCATGCCACTGGACACTGTTATAGAATACGCTGAAGCTGATGTCCGGTCCTGCGCTAGTATATTTGTGGATCAGATGAAGGATTTTGAACAGCCTGAGAACCAAAGCCTGACTAATATAGTCACAATTATGAATGAAATGCTCCTTACTTTAGTGGAATTGGAAGGAAATGGAGTAAGAATTGATCAGGTTGCGCTGCAAGAGGTTGAAGTTTTATTCCGGGCTGAACAAAAGCAGCTTCAAGCAGACCTCAGTGCCATTGTTGAAGATGTTATGGGCGATACCCCGATTAACTTATCGTCAGGAGCGGATAGAACTAAGGTCATATATAGCCGTGAAGTGATTGACCGGCATCTACATCAACGGGTTTGGAATATTGGGATGCAGCCAAATGGTAAGCCCCTGATGCCGCCTCGCCAGAACCGATCTCAGTTTATTGATGCGGTTAGAACCACCACTAGAACGATCAAAAAGACGGTAGCTATATGCTGCCCTGATTGTGGGGGCAGAGGCACTATACAGAAATACAAACAGATCACCCGGCAACGGAATGGCAAGAAATACCGCATACCGGGTGATCCTTATAAAAACCCAACTAAATGCCAGGTGTGTAATGGTGCCGGGGCTATTTACCAAAGCACCGGGGTTATTGCTGGGCTGAAGCTGAACCCGGAGAACTCTGCTTATGCCAGCATTAACGGTTATAAAACTGATAAGACCACTATCCAATCTTTGATAATTCAAGCGACTGACAAAAACAATCTAGTGGCTGTAGAGTTCCTTACTAAAATCAGTAGGCTAAATGCAGTCACCACATATCTGGATACTTTTGTTGAGGGTATAAAAAACTGGACCCGCCCTGATGGTATACTTCACACAAATTTCAATCAGTGCATCACTGCAACCGGGCGTTTGAGTTCATCTAATATCAATCTGCAGAACATGCCAAAGCGAGGTTTTCCAATCCGCAAGGCTATGACTAGTCGCTTTGCAAACGGTACAATCATTGAAGCTGATTATTCCGGGCTTGAACTGGTAGTGTGCGGGGAGTTGAGCCAAGATCAGCAGATTATTGCAGATGTTAAAAGCGGTAAGGATTTGCATAAGCAAACCGCCAGTATTATCAACCAATGTTCTGTTGAAGATGTCACTAAAGAAATGAGACAATCAGCAAAGGCATTTTCTTTCGCCCCGATTTATGGTGGAACTGGAGGTGGGCAGAAGGATCATATCAGACGTTATTTTACAGAGTTCTTTAATATTTACAAAGGCTTACACGGATATCACAAAAAGCTAACAGACGGTGTTCTTGTTGACGGTCATATACAAACACCCTCTGGTAGACAGTTCTATTGGTCAGATGCCAGACGTTTAGGAAATGGTAGAATAACCAACCACACACAAGCTGTTAATTATCCTGTCCAATCGTTTGCCACGGCTGATGTTGTGCCGCTGGCTTGCATACGGGCCTACCGCCGTTTCAGAGAATTGAAGCTACAATCTAAGATTGTTCTTACCGTACATGATTCAATTGTAGTAGACTGCTGTGCAGATGAACGGGATCAGGTTCTGGAAGCCTTGCGCTGGGCCATGGTTGGTGTGGTGGATGAGGTAGCAGAGCGGTGGAATTACACCTTCACTCTGCCTCTAGAAATAGAGATTTCTGAGGGTAAAAACTGGTTGGATCAAGTCGAGTTAGATTGACACTACGCCATTAGTTATGCCATACTATAAGCTCACTAATTAGAATCATAATAAGGATTCAGAATGACTGATCTGACAAATGTCGAGGCAGAATACGCAGCATTAGCAGCTTCATTGGGGGCTGGACCTAATAAATCAACTTCAACTGTAGCAAGGTTTCCCACGCTTTCAATCATGAGCAATGAGGATGATATGCAGGGCAATGCAATCAAGCCTGATCCAAGAGGAAAGTTCTACTTAAAAGGCTCTGATAAGGTAGCCTTTGCTGACACTGCCATATTCAGGCCACTATCACATCATTATCAGTGGATACACTTTGATGATGACGGGCTTGCAAATAAAAGCCGTGCAATAACTGAATTTCGGGAAGAAGCACGGGATATGCTCGGCGGCATTAAATGCGGCTATCCCACATGGGAAGCTATGCAAGAGATGGAGCGTGAGGAGCGCAAGAAGTGGCGTGATATGCAGTTCCGACAGGTTCGTGGCCTAGTCACCATGACCGGCAAAACTGCCTCCGGTGAAGAGGTGGTGTATGAGAATACCCCCTGCATGTTGCAGCACAGAAACTCAAACTATGCCGGGTTTAAGAATGCTGTTTATGATAAAGTGCCGAGCGGAGGTCCTCCGAAGGGTTGGGCTATATCCGATTTTAATGTAGAATTGTCCAGTGAACGAAACGTAAACGGAAGTGTTAAATGGTACACTTTCAATTACAAACCTGACTTTGAAAACCCATTGGATCGAACTGCTGATCTTGTTGAAACTCAGAAAATGATCATGGAAATGATCGATAAAGAAAATGAGTATGTTGATGCGGCGTACTATAAGTGCATTCAAGCCGGTAGCATCGATGCACAGGCTATAGCTGCAATCGAAAACAGTTTGGACGATGATCTGACGGATGCAGCGTAATGGGAATTGTCCATGACCTCTCTAATGAGGAATATCATGCTACGGCGGGGGTAAGTTCCTCCGCTGTTAAGACAGTTGCCAAGAAATCTGTAGCGCACTGGAAGGGGCAGAAAATGTCCCAGACAGCCGCATTTAGAACCGGGACATCTGTTCATGCACTTCTTCTAGAAGAAGATCGTGACCTAGTGATCAAGGGTCCAAAAACCCGGTCTTCGTTAGCTTTTAAGGCTATGGAAGCTGATCTACAAGATGAACAGATTTTACTAACTGAAGTTGAATATAATGTAGCCCGTTGTATTGCGAGAGGGGCGTTGAAAAACCCTCATGCGAAAGCTGCGCTGCGTCATAAAGATAGGCTGAATGAGGTCAGTATCTTTGCACAGTGTCCTCGCACGGGACTGACGTTAAAAACCCGTCCTGATCTGGCAATCCTGTCTGAAGGTACGATTTTTGATGTCAAAACTACACAAGATGCTAGTCCAAAAGGTTTCGCATCTGAGACATTCAAATATGCTTACCATTTACAGTCAGCCTTTTACTTATACGTGTGTAATTTAGCTGGATGGGAAGTGTCTAAGTTTAAGTTCATCTGTGTGGAAAAGGCCGCTCCATTTGTCTGCCAGATGTTTGATGTCAGCCCGGAACTGCTAGCAAAAGCCACACAGCAGATGCATCAGACTTTGGACATCATCGCAGCGGCAGAAAAGAGCAAAGATTTTGGCACGGGGTGGGGTGAATGCACCACTCTAAAACTACCTGCATGGCTATAAGCACATCCTCTGCCAAGGCCAAAGGTAGGCGTCACCAACAGTGGGTCAGAGATAAAATCCTGGCTCTCTTCCCTAGCTTGAGTTCGGACGATGTTCGTTCAACCGCCATGGGGCAGAATGGGGAAGATATCCAGCTTGCGTCAGCAGCCAGAAAACTCTTCCCCTACTCTGTGGAATGCAAATCTCTGAAGAAAATAGCCGTCTATACGATCATGGATCAGGCCCAGACAAACTGCCCAAAAGGCTCTCAACCGCTTGCAATAATAAAGGCAGATCGACAGAAACCGCTGGCTGTAATGGATGCGGATCATTTCTTCAATCTTTTAAAGAGTAGGACTAAAAATGGAAAATGATCTCCCAGAAAACACAATGTCGTTGGTTATGCAGATTGGTGATGACGATACAGTTAAAGTAATTCTAGCCTGTAATCTGTCTGCCGAGATGGATGAAGATGATGCTAATTATTACGTCAATTTGATCCACGGGATTCAGGAAAGCCTTCCGCTTATGTCAGATCATTTCGCTGAAGTAGGTGCCAAAACCCGCATCATAGACGCATTGATGGAAGCCTCTGAAGGAGAAGGTATTGTATTTGAACCTGCTGATGAGTTGGTAGATGCGGTGCATGATACCAAAGTGGTTGCTTTTAAAAAGAAACTGCACTGATGGTTAAATATTTTAACGATGACTATGAGGAAGTCGTAGTATCCTTCGATACCAGCGATATTGATCCAAACGCCCAGATGGACATTATGCCCACATCAGACCGCATTAAAATTGCATCTGATGGGGCTTCTACTGCGTATTATAAACTCCCCTCCCACGCAGATGAACTACGCCACTTAATAGCGTTTAAAGGCATGAGTAAGAGCCGAGGGGATATCTTTAAAGC